GAAAAGGAGTAAAAAATATGCGGCAAGGTATTCTTAAATAAAACTATAATCAAATAGTGGGAACAAAGGATTATGATAGTCCCTTTTGTGGGGGCTTGGTTTTTTGTACCCAATTTAAGAATACTTTTGCCTTATCAATTTTGACATATCCGAAAAACAGCAATCACAAACAGGTGTATGCTGTATATGTGTATGTCCGCAAATTATAATCCCCAGTGGTAAAAGTATTTTACTGCTGGGGATTTTTATGCCCTTTTGGGGCTGTAAAAGGAGGACAATCACATGAAAATAATCAATATTGGAATTCTCGCCCATGTAGACGCAGGAAAAACAACATTGACGGAAAGCCTGCTGTACACCAGTGGAGCGATTGCGGAACAAGGAAACGTGGATAAAGGAACTACAAGAACAGACACTATGATTTTGGAACGGCAGCGCGGAATTACCATTCAGACAGCGGTTACTTCTTTTTGCTGGAATGATTATAAAATCAATATCGTGGACACTCCCGGTCATATGGATTTTTTAACCGAAGCATACCGCTCTTTATCTGTCCTTGACGGAGCTGTTTTAGTCATTTCGGCAAAAGACGGCGTACAGGCACAAACCCGTATATTATTCCATGCGCTTCAGAAAATGGACATTCCGACAATTATCTTTATAAATAAGATAGACCAAAATGGGATCGACCTGCAGTGTGTTTACCAAAGCATTAAAGATAAACTTACCAGTGATATGATTGTCATGCAGGAGGTTTCCCTGTCGCCAAAGATAACCATGACCGATATTTCTGATTTGGACAAATGGGATATGATTATTTCCGGAAGCGATGAACTATTAGAACGATATGTTGCAGAGGATTCTTTGGATATACAGGAATTACAATATGAAAAGTGCAAAAGAACCAGATGCTGCTCTTTGTTTCCTGTTTATCATGGGAGTGCAAAAGACAATTTAGGAACAGAAAAACTGATTGAAGCGATTACAGAAACTTTCATTACAGAAACAGACGATATTCAGTCTGAATTATGTGGATATGTTTTTAAGGTTGAGTATACAGAGCGGAAAAAACGGCTTTCTTATTTACGCCTGTATCATGGGACGCTCCATTTACGGGATACCCTGCTGCTGTCAAAAAAGGAAAAAATAAAGATTACAGAAATGTGTATTCCGTCAAATGGTGAAATCGTCCCGGTTGACCATGCCTGTCCGGGAGAAATTGTTATTTTAGCTGATGATACTTTGAAACTGAACGACATTCTGGGAAATGAAAAACTCCTGCCTCACAAAACACGGATTGATAATCCCATGCCATTACTTCGGACAACGGTAGAGCCGCAAAAGCCGGAGCAAAGGGAAGCCCTGTTAAATGCCCTCACAGAGATTGCTGATACAGACCCTCTTTTGCATTTTGACATTGATACTGTTACACATGAGATTATATTATCTTTTTTGGGAAAAGTACAGTTAGAAGTTATTTGTTCGCTATTAGAAGAAAAATATCATGTGGGCGTGGCTATGAAAGAGCCTTCGGTTATTTATCTGGAAAGACCGCAAAAAAAAGCGAGCTACACGATTCATATTGAAGTGCCGCCGAATCCGTTTTGGGCATCTATTGGTTTGACTGTAACACCGCTTCCTGTTGGAAGCGGAACACAATATAAAAGCGAGGTATCTCTCGGCTATTTAAACCAAAGTTTTCAAAATGCCGTCATGGAGGGTGTGCGTTATGGAATGGAGCAGGGCTTATATGGCTGGGGAGTGACAGACTGCCAAATTTGTTTTGATTATGGAGTTTATTACAGCCCGGTCAGCACCCCCGCTGATTTTCGTTTTCTTGCGCCTGTCGTGTTGGAGCAGGCATTGAAAAAAGCAGGAACACAACTGTTGGAACCATACCTTTCCTTTACCCTTTTTGCACCGCAGGAATATCTTTCACGGGCTTATAATGATGCACCAAAGTATTGCGCAATCATTGAATCAACCAGACTTGAAAAAGATGAAGTTATTTTTAAGGGTGAAATCCCTGCCCGTTGTATCGGTGAATATAGGAATGATCTGAATTTTTATACAAATGGAAGAAGTGTCTGCATTACAGAATTAAAAGGGTATCAGGAAACTTCCGGCGAGCCTGTGTTTCAGCCACGCCGCCCGAACAGCCGTTTAGACAAGATCCGGCATATGTTTCAGAAGATAATGTAACATCTTGCGCAATGCAAACGTTCATTGCTGGCTATTGCGAAATATCATTGATAAAATCAGCATCAGAGAGGAGGAACCATTTTGAACCAGAAACAGACGGATATTACAACAGGAAAGCAAATACGTCATCTGCGAACACAATCGGGAATGACACAGGAAGAACTGGCTGGGAAATTGAATGTTACCCGGCAGGCGCTATCGAATTGGGAGAGAGATGTTAATGAACCCGATTTAAATACGTTGAAAAAAATTTGTTTTCTTTTTGGAGTCCACATGGACGATTTTGCGAAGGAGGTAATAACAAAAATGGAAACATGTGAAAAAAAGAGAAACGACAATTTAATAAGTATGATATGGCAATTGGACTTTTTTATGGTGTCGGGATATTTCTTGGCATTGGTATTTTCTTTGTTGGCGGTTTTATGACAATGTCGGGTGCAGGGTGGGGAGCATCACTATTTGGCGGTGGCTGTTTTTCTCTTGTATTTGGCTTGATATGCCATGCAGTTATTACATTGAGAAGAAATGACAAATGATGACATATCCTGCTTTCTAGTCTTTTCGGTCATATCGCGTAAAAAAGCCGCTGCTTTTGGCTTTCCAATAGCGGCGGCAAAGGGAAATATCCTTTGAATACCTTACAGAAGAAAAGTTTTGCAGCATTATAAAAATAAAAGCCTATACCATTTTGGAAAGAAAAGATACATAATAGTCAAGACGGCAACAATCAGAAGTTATGGAGGGTAACAATGGAATATAGTAAGGAAGATTTAATGGAAGCAAAAAGGCAAATTTTGGGAGTGGGAGAGAACATGGGAACAGAGGAAAGTAAAAAGATCTGGGAGAAAAACGCACAATTTTGGGATGATGCAATGGGTGACGAATCCAATGAATTTCACAGAGAGGTAGTACGTCCCAAAGTAACGGAACTTCTCTCTCCTGATCCTTCGGATTACATTTTGGATATTGCGTGCGGCAATGGAAATTATTCTTCGTATCTTGCACAGAGAGGCGCTTCGGTCGTCGCTTTTGATTACAGCAAAAAAATGATAGAATTGGCTAAAAGACGGCGATCACAATATGCAAAACAAATTGAGTTTTGCGTAGCGGATGCGACCAATAGAGAAAGCTTATTAGGATTAAAAAGAAATCGAGCCTTTACGAAAGCAGTTTCTAATATGGCAATTATGGATATTACGGATATTGAACCGCTTTTTATGGCTGTTTATGAACTATTGGAGGAAAACGGGATTTTTGTCTTTGCAACGCAGCACCCTTGTTTTATCACATTGACTGAAAAATATATGACACCGCACAGTTACTATGATATAGCGATCGAAGGGCAGCCGGAGGAGCAGATTTATTATCATCGTTCCATACAAGATATTTTTAACCTTTGTTTCAGAGCTGGATTTGTCATTGATGGATTTTATGAAGAATGTTTCAAAAACAATAAAGAAATTCCTATGGTAATGATAGTAAGGCTTAAAAAGGTAAAACGTGATAGCTTAAAATAAATTCAAGTTTGCCGGATAAATAGCAAACCTGGCCGAGCCAGTCAACGGTCAAGATGAACGGGCTTCGCCCGCCGTTGACAGCCCCGCCCGGTTTTGCAGTTAGGCAGTCAAGGAGCGACAGCCTAAAGTGCTGCCGCCCCTTACTATCATAAAAAGCAACTACTAACCAGCCACAGCCCTTTTGGGAGGAAAGGGGGATTTTCCATGACCTGTACAGAAGAATATCGGGAACATATCGAGTACACTTTCCATGCCTTTTGCAAAGTCGTTATCCGAAATGCAACGATCAACGCAGCGAGGACACGGAGCAGGAAGCACAAAAGAGAAATATCCCTTGAATACCTCACAGACGAAAAGCACTACCCTTTAGGCACGACAGATGAATATTTCCAAGCCCCGGAGCCGGACGAGGAATACATACTTACCCTTTGCGGCGATACGGTCATTTTCAGCAGCGGCTTACTTGCGGAAGCCCTGTCACGGCTGGACGAACGGGAGCGGGAAATGATTTACCTGTCCTTTTTCAAGCGTATTCCACAGCACGAAATTGGCAGACAGTACGGGCGCAGCCGCAGCACAGCGGGCTACCATATCCGAAAAGCCCTACGGCAGCTCCAAGCGGAAATGGAGGGAATGGCATATGAGAAATAATAGGCTTCTCCCCTATGAAACAATCGTCCAAGCCACCAGCGGGGAGCCGGAAGCGGTGGGAACTGTATTGCAGTATTACCGCCGCCGCATACAATGTGCCGCCCGTGTGAATGGACGGGTAGACCAAGATACAGAGGACTACATCACCCAGACGCTTCTCACAGCTATTTTCAAGTTCCGCTTTGGGAGATAGCCCTACCGCCTACAACTGAATAACCGCCGCTTCGCCGGCAACCAGAAAGCAGTAAATCTATTCAACAGATTTGCTGCTTTTTTTCGTTCCTGTTTGGCATTTTTGAAAATCCCCAGTATGAAAAAACAAAAGGGAAAATTGCCGCCGCAGTTGGCAAAATCCCTTACTTATCCGTGGAGGGTATCAAAGAAAAAAATACTGCCATTGTCCGCCTTTTTCGGCTTGCGTGGTGTTGTAGGGAATAAGGGGAAATTCTAAAAATCTCCGTCCATTTTGCTTTGCGTGGTGTTGTAGGTAGTGAAAGGAAAATTTTCAAGATATGCCGGAATAGCGGGTAGCAAAGCCCTTTTGAAACGTCTTGTTAGCGGAAAGTACGGAAGCCGGGGAACGCCGGAGTTTTTCAGAGCAAGATTCTACCGCAGTACCAAAATTCGCTTATCGCTCATTTTGCCCCTGCGGGAATCTTGTTGGGGAGTGCCTTCCCCAAACCCTGCTTATGCGGCTTACGCCGCTGGAAAATCCCTCAAAATAATTTTTCGGATTTTTCAAAAACAGTTCCGCTTTACACCCTGTTTTTCTCCTATTAGTGAGAGGACACCACGCACAGCCGAAGGAGGTTTTACCATGCGAAAACGATATAACACGCCGCACCGCAGCCGGGTAGTCAAGACACGCATGACCGAGGAAGAATACGCCGAGTTTGCGGAAAGGCTTTCTGCTTACAACATGAGCCAAGCCGAGTTTATCCGGCAAGCCATAACCGGGGCAGCCATACGCCCCATCATAACCGTTTCCCCCGTCAATGACGAGTTGCTTGCCGCTGTCGGGAAGCTGACCGCCGAATACGGCAGGATCGGCGGCAACTTAAACCAGATAGCCCGGACGCTGAACGAGTGGCACAGCCCCTACCCGCAGCTTGCCGGGGAGGTACGGGCGGCGGTTTCCGACCTTGCTGCCCTAAAGTTTGAAGTCTTGCAGAAAGTGGGTGACGCTGTTGGCAACATTCAAACATATCAGCTCTAAAAATGCGGACTATGGCGCAGCGGAAGCCTATCTCACATTTGAGCATGACGAGTTTACCATGAAGCCCACCCTTGATGAAAACGGGCGGCTGATACCGAGGGAGGATTACCGCATTTCTTCCCTCAACTGTGGGGGCGAGGATTTCGCTGTTGCCTGTATGCGGGCTAATCTCCGCTATGAGAAAAACCAAAAACGGGAAGATGTGAAAAGCCACCACTATATCATCAGCTTTGACCCACGGGACGGGACAGACAACGGCTTGACCGTAGACCGGGCGCAGGAGCTGGGCGAGCAGTTCTGTAAAGAGCATTTCCCCGGACACCAAGCCTTAGTCTGCACCCACCCGGACGGGCATAACCACAGCGGCAATATCCATGTGCATATCGTCATCAACTCCCTGCGGATTTATGAAGTCCCGCTTCTGCCCTACATGGACAGACCAGCCGACACACGGGAGGGCTGCAAGCACCGCTGCACCAACGCCGCTATGGAATATTTCAAGAGTGAAGTCATGGAGATGTGCCACCGGGAGGGGCTTTACCAAATCGACCTCCTAAGCGGCAGCAAGGAACGGATAACCGAACGGGAATACTGGGCGGCAAAGAAAGGACAGCTTGCCCTTGATAAAGAGAACGCTGTCAGAGAAGCCGCAGGACAGCCGACCAAGCCCACCAAGTTTGAAACGGACAAGGCGAAGCTGCGCCGGACGATACGGCAGGCACTTTCCCAAGCTGGCAGCTTTGACGAATTTTCTTCCCTTTTGCTGCGGGAGGGTGTGACCGTCAAGGAGAGCCGGGGGCGGCTTTCCTACCTCACGCCGGACAGGACAAAGCCTATCACAGCCCGGAAGCTGGGGGACGATTTTGACAAGGCTGCTGTCCTTGTCCTGCTTACGCAGAACGCCCACAGAGCCGCCGAACAGAGCAAAGCCATACTCGAATACCCTGCCGCGGTTAAAAAGCTGTCACAAGGGGAAAAAACCACAAAAACCACCCCGGCAGACAACACCTTGCAGCGCATGGTTGACCGGGAAGCCAAGCGAGCCGAGGGCAAGGGCGTGGGCTATGACCGCTGGGCGGCAAAGCACAACCTAAAGCAAATGGCAGCTACCGTTACCGCCTATCAGCAGTACGGCTTTTCTTCCCCGGAGGAACTGGACGAAGCCTGTTCTGCCGCCTATACCGCCATGCGGGAAAGCCTTACAGAGCTGAAGCAGATGGAAAAGACGCTGAACGGGAAAAAGGAGCTGCAACGGCAGGTGCTTGCCTATTCCAAGACCCGCCCTGTCCGGGACGGGCTGAAACAGCAGAAAAACGCCAAAGCAAAAGCAGCCTACCGTCAGAAGTACGAAAGCGACTTTATCATAGCAGACGCAGCCGCCCGCTATTTCAGGGAAAACGGCATTTCCAAGCTGCCGAGCTATAAAGCCCTGCAAGCAGAGATTGAAACCCTTATCCAAGAGAAAAACAGCGGCTACAACGATTACCGGGCAAAACGGGAGGAATACCGCCGCTTACAGACTGTCAAGGGCAATATCGACCAGATTTTACACCGGGAGCGCAAGCCTGTGAAAAGGCAGGAACAGGAACGATAAAAACCGCCCCAAAATGTACCCGAACCTATACAGAACAAGGGGGCTGCCCCGTACCCTATCCGCAAATACCAAAGGATTTTTTAACGGGCTTATAGGGCAGAAAAAACCCGAAAATGATACCGAGATGATACAGAATTACCGCCGATACCGCCACACCAGCGGAAACGGCAGAAAGGAGCGCACCCATGCCAAGAATGAGCAAGAAACGGCGGCTGGAATGGTCTTTTTTCCTGCGGCAAGTGAAAGTCGGGAATTCCACCTGCGATCGTATCACATACAATGACCTCTGCCGGGGCTGTACCCATAGCTGCAAGCAGAGCTTCCGGGCGGTTATCATACTCTGCCCCCACTACTACTCCAAACGCCGGAAAAAGGAGGACAGGGACAATGGCAGATAACCGCAAGTATTACTACCTCAAGCTGAAAGAGAACTTTTTTGACAGCGACTCCATTGTGCTGCTGGAAGATATGAAAGACGGGATTTTATACTCCAATATCCTCTTGAAGCTGTACTTAAAATCGCTGAAAAACGGCGGGAAATTGCAGCTTGACGAGCATATCCCCTACACAGCGCAGATGATAGCGACACTGACCCGCCACCAGATAGGGACGGTTGAGAGGGCTTTAGAGATTTTCCGGCAGTTGGGGCTTGTGGAGCAGCTTGACAGCGGGGCTTTCTATATGACCGACATTGAGCTGATGATAGGACAGTCCTCTACCGAAGCCGAGCGGAAACGGGCTGCAAGACTGGAAAACAAGGCACTTTTACCGCCCCGGACAAAAGGCGGACATTTGTCCGACATTCGTCCACCAGAGATAGAGATAGAGTTAGAGAAAGAGATAAAGATAGAGAAAGAGATAGATGGTAGTGCAATCACTACAACAAAACGCAAGCGTTTTGAAAAACCCTCTATCTCTGACATTAAACAATACTGTATGGAACGTAACAACAATGTAAACGCTGAACAATTTTATGACTACTACGAAAGCAATGGTTGGAAAGTTGGTAAAAACTCCATGAAAGATTGGCAAGCAGCGGTTAGAACATGGGAGCGTAGCGAATATAGAAAACCTAATTCTAAAAAGAATAGCAAGGAAGATGCAATCAACGTAGTTAATAACTTGATGAATAAGTTAGGTGGTGTAGATACTGAACAACCAACAACAGACTTTGAAAGCACTATCGATGTTACAGATAGCGTGGTCTACTGATATGTCAGAGCAACGAATGATGTTGTATGTAACAAAACTATCTAACGTAAACCCAGTAACCCTTGAACAAGCAATAAGCAATCTGATTGATAGATGTAAATTCTTACCAACGATTGCAGAAATTAGAGAGGAATGTTCCGCATTAAGTGCCTTTGTAAATGCACATGAGGAACTTCCTACTGCACAAGATGCATGGGAAAGGGTGTATCAAGTAGCACGATCATATGGCTACGAAAAGGGGTTAGATAAATTAGAGGGTTTAACAAAACAATGTGCCAAAGCGATTTGGAAATCGTTTGACCCTCAAAATGGCGATAACTTCAACGAAACATCTTGCCGGTCGCAGTTTGTAAAGAATTATGAAGTGCAAGAAATAAGAGAGCGTGAGCGATTGAGATTGTCTAATTCAATTAAAGATAATCACTTGCTATTAAAAGCAAGGGAAAAAGCAGAAAAGGAACGAGCGTTACTAAATGCAGGGCAAAAACAAATCGAAATGACTGCTACTGGTAACTTGGTAGAGGTAGTAAAAGAACCAGTCGATGTAGCAAAGATAATCGAAAATAGCCAAATATCTGATAAAGGGAAAGCGTTATTGAAAAGTGCTATAGGGGGATAGATGAAACAAAAGCCAAAGGAATTTGAAGTGAGTTGTAATGTATCGTTCAATGTTAGCTTTACAGTACTAGCAACCAGCGAAGAGCAAGCAAGGGTTAAGATTGATAACCTACTTGAAATAATGCGTAATGAGGCAACAGTCGATTGCCACATTCATAAAGATTACGATGTTTACATTGAAGATACAGAGGCATCCTTAAACGGAATGTATTACTACTAGGGGGTTAAATGCTGAGTAAGAAACGAAAGATGGTAATCACTATTGAGATACCTCTAAACGTGGAAACGCAGGAAGAGGCATCTCAACAGATGCAAATGATTGTGAAAGCGGACACAAAGACCTTTGAAAGCCTAGAGGAAATCATCAAAGTATACAAAGGAACAATGTGTATCGAACAAAAGATTTAAAGGAGAATTGAATGAACACAGTACAGATTTTAGGTAATTTAGCACGTGATCCAGAAGTCCGCTATACCAAAAGCGGAAAAGCGGTAGCGACATTCACAGTCGCAGCAAGCAACACATACATTGACAGTAAAAATGAAACAAAAGAACAAACTGCTTTCATTAATTGCGTGGCATGGGGAAATCTAGGTGAAAGCGTAGGCAATCTTCGTAAAGGTAATCGTTGTTTTGTAGAAGGTCGATTGCAAACACGTTCTTACGAAAACGCAGATGGGCAGAAAAAATATGTAACAGAAGTTGTGGCTAACTTTGTAGGTACATCTTTAACAAATGATGAAACTGCATCTAGTAACTTTGATAGTTTTGAAAACACAAATCAAGATGAAAATATTCCGTTCTAAGAGGTGAGTAATATGGATGAATACAAAATTAGTGGCTATGTAAAGATTGGTTTTTCAAAAGTTGTGAAATGTGAAAGTTATGTTGATGCAATGGAGAAAGCCCTAGAGATTTCACAAAACGAAGATATTGATTTTAGCGAACTAAATGATTGGTATGACGATGTGGAAGTTGAAGAAATAGAAGAATTGTAGGAGTGAGTATCAATGCTAGTTAAAGATGAAACAAAATATTGTTGGTGTGAAGATGAAGTAGCTGGCGAACCGCAAAATAGTATTAAAGAGGCTATCGAAGATTATGTAGAAAATGAATATGACTACGGCGATTTTGATGCTTTAAGTCGAGAAGAATTATTGCAAACAACAATAGAAATAGGTCATCCATACCGATATGTGCCTGAGGTAGATGGTGAGCGAGCGATTTGGAATGTGCTTGATTATGATCTAGATGATGAAATATCAGAATATTCAGATGATTACATGAAAGATGTTAAAAACGAACACATGGACGAATTAAGCGAAGAATTAACGAAAGTATTCCAAGCATGGGAAAAACGTCATGGGTACGAAAACAGATCATGGGTAGTGCAAGAAACAAAAACTTATTGTATTGAAGATTATGTAAAGGAGTAAGTTTTATCAACAAATGAAAATACTTGATGCATGTTGTGGTTCTAAAATGTTCTGGTTCAATAGAGAACATGAAGAAACTGTTTATATGGATAACCGCACATTAGATACAACACTATGTGATGGTAGGAAGTTAATAGTAAAACCTGATGTGATAGCAGATTTTCGTAAGATGCCATTTGAAGATGAAAGTTTTCATCTTGTAGTGTTTGACCCACCGCATTTAGTAAAGGCTGGCGATAAATCGTTCCTAGCGTTGAAATATGGACGGCTAGAACAAACATGGCAAGAGGATATTAAACAAGGGCTTGCAGAGTGCTGGCGAGTTTTAAAACAAAACGGAACAATGGTTTTTAAATGGAACGAGGAACAAATCACGTTACCGATGGTAAAACCTTTGTTACCGCATGAACCACTAATTGGCCAACGCAGGGGAAAAACAATATGGTTAGTCTTTTATAAGGAGTAAGTATCAAATGGATGCACCATGTAAGGGATGCGAATACAGAGAGGTAGCTTGCCACGTAAAGTGTCCAGCTTACCGAATGTATAAACGTAAAAGAGAAACGATGCAAGAAAACACAATCAAACAGAATGATGTGTTAGCGTACCTTGGGGATAATGTAAAGAAAGTTAAGCATCGCATGAGAAAAGCAAAGTATGGATGTGTGGTGATTGATTGAGGTGAAGAGCAAAGAGGATGCACATTTGGGGGTTATTTGATGATGGTAATGGCTGCTATCGTCAAGCGGTAAATGAATATAACGTGAATATGGGGGGGGCAACACACGATCACATCAATAGGTATTGGTGATGCGTGTATCAACCAAGACCTTGCAATCAATACGCTACACAAACCAAACGCACTATGGGAACAGTTGGACAAGCTAGATAGACCTGATGTTATTCTAGCTAGTCCGCCATGTGAAAGCTGGAGCGTGGCAAGTGCCATGAAAGGCGGTAATGCTTGTTGGAAACAAGAAAAGGACATGACTATAAACCTATTTGGTGAATACGAACAGGGCAGTAAATTCACAATCAGAAATCACATCGATTATGAAAACTACCAATTCAAGTATGATAAGTCATTCCTGACGAGGGTAAATGGTGAAATGTGTATTTACAATACATTGAAAATCATTGAGCGTTACCAGCCAAAAGTATTCGTGATTGAAAACCCAGCATATGGGCGAATATGGGAGTACATAGCGAATGTAATAGGTGAACAATATGTAGAGGGGTGATGATCGTTGCCGATTAACAGTAAGGAAAAAGGCAAGCGTGGAGAAAGGCTATGGAGAGATAAATGCAGGTCGCATGGGTTTGATAAAGTCCGTAGAACTGCACAGTACTGTGGCAACACAGGCGATGCATCGGACTGTGTAGGTTTACCAAACATCCACCAAGAGGTGAAGTTTGTAGAAAACCTAAATGTACGCAAGGCATACGAACAAGCAGAACATGATGCAAAAAAGAGTGGCGATATGCCTATAGTAGCTTGGAAAAAGAGTAATCAACCTTGGTTAGTTGTTTTGAGTGCGGATGATTTCTTCCGTATCTATAAGGAAAGTGAATGGAGTGAGGAACATGGCAGTTAATATGAGTGAGTTTGTTCCTGAAACTAACTTGAACTGGTTAGCGTTAGCAGCTTGTGTATACGGAAACATAAGTGCTGGTAGAGCATTATGTTGTTTAGGCTTGAAAGGAACAAAGCCACAGAAAACATATACACGTGCAAGTGATTTAGATGGAAATTCATTATTAAAAATGTATGGTGGCGGAATGTCATTAAGGTCAATCAGTTATCAAGTTGGTGCAGATTATAAAACAGTCAAACGTGCATTGATGATGTTAGGGGTGGAATTTTGAGGGAACAAATGAAAGTAAAGTTGGTTAATGAGTACGCACAACTACCAACTAGAGGAAAGGTAAATTCAGATTTACCACAAGTATCAGCTGGTTTAGACCTATATTGTCCATTTAGTGTAACGATACCAGCAGATAGTAAAAGACAAATTCCACTAGGTGTGGCGGTTGAGATACCACAAAACCACATGGGGTTATTAACACCAAGAAGTAGCATAAGTAAAACACCTCTACGATGTGCCAATAGCGTTGGAATAATCGATGAAGATTATAGAGGTGAGATTAGCATCGTATATGAAAATGTATCTTGTAAAGATTATACGATTGCTAGAGGTGATCGCATCGCACAATTAATCATCGTACCAATTAAATTGGTTGATGTAGTAGAAGTAGATGAACTAACCGCAACAGAACGTGGTTCTGGCGGTTATGGTAGCACAGGTAAATAAGTTTTCTAAATTAATTAACATAAAAGGAGAAATTAACATGAACAACAATTACAATCTCATGAACAAACATTAGTAGACCATGCGAACGCATTGGAAAATCATGAAAACCGCATCGAAAGCCTAGAACGTGGAATGACACGCAACGTAGAACGTGAAATCGGTAAAGCTGGTGCAGCTAATGCAGCGTTATCCGCATTGCACTATTTAGGCTATAACAAAGACGATAAAATGACATTCTCCGTTGGTTATGGTCATTACAAAGGACATAGTGCAGTAGCGTTAGGCGGTTTCTATGCACCAAATGAACACGTAATGTTTAGCGTAGGTGGTACATTAGGTTCTGAAAAAATGGTAAATGCTAGTGTGAACTTCAGATTAGGCAAAGGTTCTGAATATGAGTTGAACCACAAAGGCAAAATTAAAGAACTTGAAACATTAGTTACTAAATTAGTAGCGGAAGTCGAAGAGTTGAAAGCTGGTAAATAATGTTGATTAAGTAAAGGATATGGGCGGTGAAATATCCGCCCTATCATAAGGGGTGAGTATGAGGAGAGTTAATTTTGATTTATTAGCTAGTGCATTAACAATAGTTATAGCTGATATGATAATTAAACCTAAAATTGAAGTTAATGGTGGTAGTGTAAAAATCGTATATGAGTTTTCAGGTGTAACTATCACGGAATTATCGACTGTATTTGAAATAGAACAATGTTTTAGATTAGATTTCTTTGTAGAAAAAGTTACTCTCAAAATAAAACATCAAATCTATAATTCTTTATCAGAGAGGTATGTTGTTAGATGACAAGTTATAGCGGTTATGTTAATCACTCAGATTTCTACATCGCACCTCAAAGTTATCAAGATGCATTTGATTTCTTATGCCAGCTTACTGTAGAGAGTGAAGAGGATGTGTTCTATATAGGTAAAGTAAGTGGTGGTATAGATGATTTTGAAATATATGATGTAGTTGAATTTAGATGGAATGAAGATAGAGGAGCGTGGGTGCAGTATGATCACAGATGAACAAGGTAGAGAATGGTTACTTAGAAAAGTATATGATGCTGGATGGCGGTATTATGTTAGAACTGATGGCGGTGCTGTATATTTGACAAAGGAAAAGCCAATTATGTGTCAAGGTATATTGGATATAATAAGTTGTGGCATGACAAGGTGTATTAATAACATAAGAGAGATAATGCCTGATATTGAAAAGAATGAGATTTTAGACCTTGTAGAAGAATTAGGTATTGTTGATTGGTCTAAAGTAAAGGTTGATACACCTATATTAGTTAGAGATTTTGAAGACATGAAATGGGGAAAACGGCATTTTGCATTTTTTAAAAATGGAAAAGTGTATACATGGGATGGTGGTGTAACATCTTGGACTTGTGAAAACCCAAACTGTGTAATGAGTTGGGTGTATGCCAAACTAGCAGAGGTATAAATACATGGTATGGTTTATGTTTTTTTGCTTGATAGTTGCTATGGGTAATGTAAACAATGGTTATGCAAATGCAATTATATTTATAGCGTGGTGCGTATTGGTGTATTTGCTAGCTATAAATGGTAATTTTAAAGAGTGAGGTGAAGTGTTTGGGAGAATATGACGAAAAACAATTGATAGAAAAAGCAGTTGAGTACTTACAACCAGTTAAGCTAGTTGAAACACAAATCAAATCTATTGAACAAGAGATTAACTTATTGAGATGTAACATGACAACAATAGGTGCGATTGATTATTCAAAAGATAGGGTTAGTGGTGGCGGAACTCCGCAAGGGTTGGATGGTAGGATGTCTAAATTCCT